CTGGCCACCCTCACTTTGAAGATTCCACCCACGGCCACCATGGCCGAGAGCTTGCACTCATCGTTGGCCCTGATCTCAGGGTCACCGCCCAGGTAGCAGTTCTCGAACAGTATCTCCCCGGTCTGCATCGGGTTGGCCGCACTGGCCGCAGCTCCCAGCACATCAATGCCGGGCTTGCGGAAGTAGCCGGTCACCGTGTTGCCCGCGTCATCCTTCGGCACAGTCACCTGGTGCACGCTGCCATACTTGGCCTTCCACGCATCCAGCTCGCTCTGTTTGATTCCTCCTGGCAGGTATTCACCCGCTGTGGTCGTTGCGTTTTTCGTGCTCATCGTTTTTCAAAAAGGGTTATTGTGCGTTCCAGATCACCTTAGAGCAGATGCACTCCAAGGACACATCCACAGTGGTGTCGCCCTGTTTGGTGTCAACACTCTGCTTTGTGAATTCAAAGTCCTTGATTATCACCTTGTGGATGATCGGGTTGCCCTCTATCATCCACTGCACCGGAACATCAAAGGGCGCTACGTCCGTCAGGTCCTGACCTGGAAGGAGCAGCGCGAGGATGGCCTCAACCTCATACTTCTTCAAGGTGATGCCCACCTCATACTCCCGGTTGCCGTAGCCGCGGTGGTCCACCTCGTCACCTGCACCGTACTGGTTCTCCTTCTTCCGCGAGCTACTGAAGTTGATGCCCGTGATACCGGTCACCGTGCGGCCCAGGATGTTCACCTTCATGTTGGCCCAAGATGGGCGCACACCGTTGATCAGAGGCACATTCTGCTGTGGCATGTCTTACACGAATGGATTGGTGAATGATATGGTGGCCTCAATGCTTCGGGCAGTGCCGGTGGGCACCACGCTGAACTTCACGGCCACGGTCGAAGTGCTCAGCACGTTCTGGTCAGGGTCAACGAACACGTCCTTGCCACTTATCTCCAAAGCCTGCTCCATCTCCTGGAGTGCCTGATGGCCCTCGCGCTCCATGTAGGCCACAAAGCCTGCCTCCAGCTTACCTGTGGTGCTGTCCACCGTCACCGGGCTACCGAGCTTCGGCAGCAGGCGGGCATATACCAGGCGCGCGGCCTTGGCTATCACCTCGGTGTCGTTGAGCCATGCAAAGTCGCTGTCAACGGCAGCGCAGGCAGGGTTGCCGTTGAGGTAAACACCGGCCACACCCGGATAGGTGCGTCCGAATATATACCCCTTATCGTGCAACACTCCGAGGTTGGCATCGGTGTATGTGTTGATAGCCAGATTCGAGCTCAGGCCCGGATTGATCAGCGCAGCGTTCGGGATGTCCTGTAGGTTAAACTTCTCCACCCACATGGTGTCCACGTTCACAGCCGCACGGCTGCGGTCACCAAGCACAGCGCCCACTTCAGCATAGCCCTCACACTCGGTGTATCCGGCTGCGGTCACCACATCAAGGTCCTGCAGGATCACCACACCCACGCCATCGCTGGCCAGGGCACGCAGGTCGGCAGCACTGGCCACCGCACCATTGTAACTGCGCCCCTCCACGAGGATGCAGCCCAGGTTGAAGTGCCTTGTGGCCTCTTCGTCAATCAGCAGCTTGGCCTTGGCAATGGCTGTCAGCACGTTGGCATCGAGCCCGGTGGTCAGAGTCGGTGTATAGCCACTGGCCGGGTTGCGAGTCGCTCCGAGCCTCCGGATGCGCCCACCGGCATCGGTGAGCAGACTCTTGGCGTGGGTCGCGGTCGGGTCCAGCAGCTGGCTCAGCGTCACGGTCTGTGCCGCCACACGCAGCCAGAGCTCACCGTTCGGGTTGCGTTGAAAAAAGCGCTTCACCTGATGGTACACCAGCAACTCATTGTCGGTGTCATAGGCGGCATCTATGCCCAGCGCCTCAAGGTCGCTCAGCGCGTTGAGCCTATAGCTGGTGTTCAGCTCCAGGTCTCCTGCGGCCACACCGGTGGTGACCAGCCCGCACACGTAGTCCAGGCTCGGCTTCCGCCTGCCCAGACCACCTGTGCCAATGGTGACTGCTACATCTGGTAGTGCCATGGCTTACTTGGCGTTTGCAGGTTCTTTAGACTCCTTTGCCTTGGCAGCAGCCTCAGCTTCCTCCTTTGCCTTGGCAGCAGCCTCAGCTTCCTCCTTTGCCTTGGCAGCAGCCTCAGCTTCCTCCTTTGCCTTGGCAGCGGCTTCCTCCTTTGCCTTGGCAGCGGCTTCCTCCTTTGCCTTGGCAGCGGCTTCCTCCTTGGCCTTGGCAGCCGTCTGCGGCTTTGCGGCTTTTGCCTCCAGCGCATCAATATCACCGCGACCTACCACCTGCGGCTTGGTGCTGTGCTTGGCACTCTTGGCGTGCGCCAGTGCGTAGTTCAGGCTCTCAAACACCTGACCGTCCTCGGTCACGTGCAGCTCACTGATGGCGGCATTGGCACCGAAGTGGTCGATGCACTGCCTGATTCGCTCTTCTCTCTTCATCACGCTAACGGGTTGATGTACTTCTTAGCGGCCCACCAGGCAATGCGCACCACCGCATAAGCGGCACTGATACCTGCCCAGTACATGGCCCATTTATGGTACCATGCCACATATTGCTCCCGCACAGTGGTCACGGTCTCCGAGGTCGCGGTCTGGCTCTTCAGGCGCTCGGTCTCGCGCTCAAGGCGCTGCACCTGTGCCTCATACTCCTTGCAGTCGGCACGCACCACAAGCGTGGCCGGTGCTGTTGCCGTGCGCGGCCTTGTGGTGATGCTCACCCGGGCGCGCTGCGTCTCCTGGAGAGCTCCTATGAGCTGCATCAGGCTGTCACACCCTTCGGCCACTGGCACCTCTACCGTGATGGTCTCGCCCGGCACGGTCACAGTGTCAACGCGCACTGTCTCCACCACGCGCAGCGTATCGCTACCGGCATACTGCCGGGTCACCGCCTCCGTGACCTTACGGCCACATCCGGAGGCGGCTACCAGCAGCGCGAGCGCGATGAGTATCTGGGCGCGGTTTCTCACTTCTTCAGTCTCTTCTTCAGTTCGTCAAGTCCTTCTTTCACCAGGTAGCTCACCGTTGCCCCTATGGCTGCCAGCGCTATCGTGCTGGCCACGCTGCCAAGGGTCATCCACCCTGCCACCCACCCCACTATCGGGCTGGAGGCTCCTATTGCAAGGAACAGGAGCGCGTCAAGGTGTTGGTGAGCCATGCCCTGAACGGTCATCAGGCGTGGGCTTCAATCAGGGCTATGGTTCCCTTCTGGTCGGTGCGGGCAGATGCGCCACCGGCATTCACCTGGGCGCTGAACACATCACCGTAGTACAGGGGGTCCTTCTCTTTGATGAACACCTGAATGCCATTGTTGCCATCGGTGCCCAAGGCCCTGCGCACAGCGCTCGGGTGCCATGCGATGATGCCGAGGTTATCAGCCGCGGCCATGCTTGCACCGAGGGCCTTCTTCACCGGTGTGCCGGTGTTATCATAGAGGCCGGCACGGCTCCGCTCCATGATATCAAAGCCGAACAGGCGGCCGACAGCACCTTCAATCAAGTTGGCGCTGCCGATCTTGTCAGCAGTCATGAACTCATCAATGCCGCGGATGTCGGCCATCAGGTCAGCCGGCACCAGCATCAGCCAGCCTTGGCTACCGTAGTCCATACGGGCACGCAGGCGGGCCATCTCACCGATGTCTGCACGTGTCACTTTCTTACGATTGCCAGTCTGGCCGCTGCCATAGGCTGCGCGGCTGCTGCCGGTGGTGCGTACCATGTTGGCCGCCAGGCTCGGGCTCCATTCCACCGCAAACATGTCGGCTATCTTGGTGCGCAGGGTCTGCAAGTGATTGAACAGGATGCTCGCGCGCTTGTCATAGCTCACCTCCAGCGCGTCCGTCAGGGTCAGGATATCCGGGTCGCTCGTGAACTCGTGGATATCATACTCCTTAACGGTGTCTGTGCGCCTGATACCGGTGGCCGGTAGCACGCTACGGTCCATCTCTACGTTGGGCCCGCTCCCGGCCTGTGGCAGCTTTATCTTATTACCCTCCAAGAAGGCGCTGTCGTCCCGGCTTCTCAGGTAGAACTCATTGGCCGGATAGAGGTTCTCAGCAATGTCCTTCACCCACACAATGGGTGTCACGGCCACCAGGGCAGCCGCATCGGCCACAGCGATTTCGCACACAAAGTGCAGGAACAGCGCTGCACAGATGCTGAAGAGGAACGAGAGAGCTTTCATGGTCTTGGTTGATTAAGCGTGGTTGGTGTGTGGGTCAGTTCAACAGGGTCCTTCCTATCTGCAAGTACTTCGTTCCGTCAAAGACGAACGTGTGCATCACAGCCTTTGCCGAGTCCTGCGCTATCGCAGCCCCGTCTATGTTGGTACCCCACGTTATGGTGCGCGAACTGCCGGTGCTCACCGTATAGACATAGAGCAAGGCGCCCTCGGTCAGCTCCGGTGCAAGGCTTACGTTCACGGTCATGTTGCCCGTGGTGGTGTCCACCACCACCTTCTGGTAGAAGGTCTCCGCATCAAATGCGAGCGTGGCCGCATAATCGACCTCAGAGGCCGAGTAGGTCGGGAACAGCACCGTCTGAGAGGTGCTGATGCTGTCGGGCCAGCTGTAGCCACACTTCAGGTTGCCTTTGGTGATGCCACCGGCCTGTGCCGATGCCTCAGTGGAGACTGCCAGGGCACAGAGGCCGAGCGCGAGAGTGAGAAACAGGTTCTTCATGGTCTTTTTGAAAGGGGTTTGAACAGGGTTAAAATCAGCCTCCGTAAGTGGCTTTGAACAGGGCACTGTACTGCTCGGGCTGCTCGGTCTTCATCTTCAGCAGACCGGTGGAATCCTTCTTCTCCCAGTCGCGGATAGTCCACTTGCTGCGCTCGTCACCGGCAGGGGTCGAGACTTCAGCAGTAGCACCGGCCACAACCTCCTTCAGGGTGGCAGTGGGCTGCGCGGTGGCGTACAGCGCGCGGGCACTGGTCAGGTCGCTCTTGGCAAGGGTCAGCAGCGCGGTCTTCTGTTTCGCATCCATTTTCAGGCGGGTGGCCGTCTCGTTGGCAAACGACTCAGCCTCGGCTGTGGCGGCAGCGGCCACCTTGGCCTCTGCGGCATCCTTGTCGGCCTTCAGCTTGGCCACAGCGGCATTCACCTCTGCATCAGTGGCCGTTTCGGCCAGTCCCAGCGCAGCGCGGAGTTCCTTGTTCATATCGGTCGTAGTTGGTTGGTTGGTCGGAGTGGTTGTGGTAAGGCCCAGCTTCAACATGTCGGCATCACCTGTCACGGTGATATCCTGACCGTTGTAGCGCAGGCGCAGGGCGGCAGCGCTGGAGGGTATGTCCACCACACTCGCCTCAAAGGGTTCCCATTCGGTGATGGTGGGGTATTTCTGCCCGGCCAGCATCACGCTCGGGTCCTCGCTGTAGCTGATGATGTTGATGCCTGCCGAAGCTCCTTTAAGGAAGCCCCTGTCCACCTTGCCACTGATGCGCTTGCTGAAGTCATCATCCGTGTCGGGCTCAAAGTCGGCCATCAGCTTGCCTTCCTCAATGCGCAGGTTGGCCCAACGGCCCACCGGGCCGGTATAGTCCGGCCCGTAGTCTTTGTGGTTGAAGAGTGCTACCGGGTTGGCACGGAATCTGTCCAGGCGGGCACCGCTCATAAGGAGACGGTAACCGTAGCTGTTGAGCTTCTCGTCTGCGAGGATGAATGTCTTTGCTGCCATTCGAGGGCACAAACTTCCATACTGATTTTCGCGCATGACAAGTTGACATTACAAAATGTCATTTTGTCCTGACATTGTTTCCGAATTACTGCACATCTGGCATAGCATCCTTGCGCGCCCGAACCGTCAGAGCCGACCTTCGGCCTCATGGAAAAGTCGGCAGCAGCGCGGGCCATGTTCAACGAAGGCTTCACGCAGAAGGACATAGCCCGCATACTGAGGGTGACCGAGGCCACCGTGAGCCGCTGGAGCACCGATGCGAACTGGCGCGAGGAACGGCTCAGGGCCGCAATGGCCAGGGAGACCGCAGAAGAAGGCATCTGGCAGCTCATCAACCACCAGATAGAGGTGCTGCGCGGCATGACCGAGAACTGGCGCGCGGCCGGTGATAACCGGCTCATTGACAAAGGAGACATCGATGCCCTGCAAAAGATGTTCGCGGCCGTCAAGGGCAAGCAGATGGCGTGGACGCACTACGTGGCCGTCACCCGCGAGCTCATGGAGCACCTCAGCGCCACCAGTCCGGAACTGGCCAAGCAGGTGGTTGAGCATGTCGATTCATTCCTCCACGACAAGCGCACCCGCCTGTGAAAGAGCTGAGCCGTACTGAGCAGAAGGAGTATGAGCTGTGGCTCGAGCTGCGCAAGCGGATACGCACCAGCACGGTCACCGATGTCAATGAGTCGGCCACCGAGAAGGCTGAGCGCATACGCAGGCTCACCCGCGTGGGCAACGAGGAGGCATTCGTGCGCTACTACTTCCCGCACTACGTCAGCGGCCCCTTCGCGTGGTTCCACGAGCAGGCGTTCGATGACATCAGCGAGTACAACGCCTTCTGCGTGTGGGAATGGGCACGCGAGCATGCCAAGAGCGTATTCGCCAACGTGTTCACGCCTGCGCTCCGGATGGCGCGTGGGCAGCTCACCGGCTTCATCCTCGGGTCTGAGAACGAGAGCAAGGCCAGTGTGCTCATAGCCGACTTTCAGGCCGAGCTCGAGGATAACGTGCGGCTCCGTGCCGACTTCTTCCCCGATGGCGATGCCCACGTGATGGGCTCGTGGCTGAGCGGGCACTACATGTTCGGTGACGGCATAGGGGTGTGGGGCTTCGGCATCGGGCAGAACCCTGCCGGGGTGCGCAAGGCCGAGAAGAGACCGAACCTCGGTGTCATTGATGATGCCGACAGCAAGAAGAAGTACGCCAAGAATGCAGAGCGCCTTCAGGAAGACCTGGACTGGTGCCTCGGTGAATTCCTTGGGTGCCTGAGCATCACCGGCAAGCTCTTCATATTCGCCAACAACAGGGTGTGCAAGAATGGTCTCACCGCTCACATAGTGGGCGATGTGGAGGAAGGTGACCCCAAGCGCGAAGGCATACGGCACACCAAGGTGTTCGCCACCGAGCACCCGCATACACACGAGAAGCTCATGCCCGATGAGGGCGGTGTACCGGCATGGCCACGCTACACCATAGAGCAGCTCATCGCGCGCATGAACGAGATGGGGTGGCGCAATACCCTGCGCCAGTTCTACCACACCCATCTGGAGGACGGAACCGTCTTCGCAGAGGCCGACCTGCCGTGGTCAGAGCTGCCGGAGCTTGATGAATATGATCAGCTGCTCACCTACTGCGACCCTTCCTGGAAGGAGGGCAAGAAGAACGACTTCAAGGGCATCGCCCTGCTTGGCCGCAAGGGCCGTTTCATCGATGTGATAGACTGTTGGCTGCGCCAGGGCAGCAGGCGCGACATGGTGCGCGCACACTACGACCTGCACGAGACCGCACAGGCCGACATGCTCGCCCTGAAGCCCGCCCGTGGCGAGGACTGGAGGCCCAAGGTGGTGGCCCACTGGATGGAGGCCAACTTCATGCAGGATATGATATTGGATGAATACTATGAGGAGGGCATGGAGCGAGGCTACAACCTCCGCATCCGTGGCGATGAGCGCGCTAAACCCGACAAGTTCGGCCGTATCGAAGACCTCCAGCCATTGGCCAGCCGTGGCCTCATCCGGTTCAATGCGGCCAAAAAGAAGAGCCCGGACATGCGCACCCTGCGCGACCAGTTCCTCGCATTCCCCAAGGGGCACGATGATGGGCCTGATGCCGTGGAGGGCGGCACATGGATACTGCAACGCACCGGGCGCACCAAGCGCTTCGGTATTCACACAGAAAAGCGCAGTCCCCGCTATATGGACTATTGAACCATGAGCAACCGTATCATCATCCAACGCGGGCCCGAGAATGGCCGCCAGACAAATGGATTGCTCTCCGTGGTGAACCACCAGGGAGACGCAGTCTATTCCTGCATCACCCTTGAGCTGCCGTGGCGCAACAATGAGCGAGGCCGCAGCCACATACCACGCGGCCGCTATGTGGCCATCAGGCACAACAGCCCCAAGTTCGGCAAGTGTGTGCACGTCCAGGGGGTGAAGGGCCGGAGCGAGATACTCATTCACCCGGCCAACTACGTGGAGCAGCTGCAAGGCTGCATCGCTGTGGGCCGTTTCCTCAAGGACGTTGATGGCGATGGCGCTGCCGATGACATCAACTTGAGCCGCACCGTGATGGACGAGCTCATGAGCCTGCTGCCCGATGAGTTCACCGTGACCGTTCAAGACTACGAACCCCTGAGCTGACCATGGCATTCCTGACCGATTCCGACTACCAGACCCAGATCAAGGATGCGGCCCTGCAACAGGTCACGTCCGGCAACCAGGGCATCATTGACCAGTGCGAGCTCATGGCCCAGCAGGAGGTGGAGAGCTACCTCAATCAGCGCTTTGACGTGGCCGACATATTCAGCCAGACCGGTGAGGACCGCAGCGCCATCATCGTGATGTACATGGTGGATATCACCCTCTACCACCTGCACAGCCGCATCACACCGCGCAACATACCACAGGTGCGCGAGGACCGCTACAACACCGCCATCATGTGGCTCAACAAGGTGGCAAAGGGCGAGCTCACACCGCGCCTGCCGCGCCTCACTGATGAGGATGAGGTGACCAAGGTGCGCAGCTCATTCAGTTCCAATACCAAGTTCAACCACCAATGGTGATAGACAGCATAGCATCCGGCATACGCACGCTCAGGGCCGCATGGAACGACCCAGAGGCCAAGGGCACCCGCAACAAGGACAAGGTGCTCACCCGCATCATTCAGGATGCGCAGCGCAGGAGCCGTCAGGACATAGCCACGTGGCGTAAGGCCATGGCCATGGCCGAGAACCCGGTGGACCCGGATCGCACAGCCCTGTACCAGCTTTATGCCGATGTGGCCCTCGATAATCACCTCTCAGGAGTGTGGGAGCATGGGCGCAAGGCCCGCACCATGGCGCAGGCCTTCCGTATTGTCGATTGGGGCACCGGTACCGAGGATGAGGATATGACCGCCCTCTTCCAGGAGCCGTGGTTCTATGAATACCTCAACCACATCCTGGACTCCATCCTGTGGGGCCATTCGCTCATTGAACCGGACGAGGTGGTGCCGAACATGACCGTGCGCGGCATTGACCTGGTGCCACGGCAATACGTGATGCCCGAGCGCAGGGCGGTGAAGCTCAACCCGAGCGACCGCAAGGGCATAGACTACACCAAGTTCCCCATGGCCATTGAGGTGGGCGGACGCACCGACCTCGGCCTGCTCATGCGCGCTGCGCCCATCATGCTCTATAAGAAGAATGCCATGATGGCGTGGAGCGAGTACACCGAGATATTCGGCATGCCCATCCTTGTCGGCCGCACATCGAGCCAAGAACAGGGCGACATAGACCGCATGATGAGCGCACTCCGCGACCTCGGCACTGCGGCCCGCGCGGTGTTCCAGAACGGGGAGGAGATCGACATGAAGAGCGACCACCGCACCGATGTGTACAACGTCTACAATCAGCTCATTGAACGGTGCAACAGCGAGCTGAGCAAGCTCATTGTGGGCACCACCGGCACCACCGACATGAGCAAGGGCGCCAAGGCACAGGCCGAGGTGCATGAGCGCACCGGTGATGACGTGATCATGAGCGACAAGCGCTTCATAGCCGGTGTGGTCAATGAGAAACTGCTGCCCATGCTCGCCAAGTACGGCTGGGCTTTGCAGGGCAAGCGCTTTGAGTATGTGGAGACGCGAGAGACTGATGACCTCTACAAGCGCACCCTCGGCCTTGCGCCATTCTTTGAGCTCGATGCTAAGTGGGTGCAGGAGCAGTTCGGGGTGATGGTCACCGCACCAAAGGAGAAGACCGGGGCAACGCCCTCCAAGATGAGGATGAGTTTGGATAAGTTGTACGCTGAGCACACCCATGAAGGTCACTGAATCAGACCTCAAGGACTATATAAACGGGGTCTTCAAGGGCAAATATGACCTTGAGAACCCTCCGCAGGCCCTATTCAACTACACATCGGCCCACCTCATCAACGCCTTCCAGGAAGGCTGGGGCAGGCAGGTGCTCACCGAGCCCGACATCTACAGTCCAGACCTCACCAAGTTCAACGCCTTCCGGAACAATCTCTTCTACTTCGCTGGAGTTAAGACGCAGGCGCATGTGCAGGAGCTCCAGGCGCTCATGCACGATGAGAAGGGCAACAGACGCACGCTGTACGAGTTCACTCAGGAGGCGCTGAAGCTGGACACCACCTTCAACCGGTTCTACCTGGCCACGGAGTACGACCTCACCCACAAGGTGGCGCACCACGCCCTGGAGTGGAAGGAGATAGAGGCCACCAAAGAGGTGTTTCCCATCCTGGAATGGGTGACGGTGATGGACGCCAATACCAGGCACGCCAAGTTCAACGGCATCAAGCTACCTGTTGACCACCCATTCTGGGCCAGTCACCCTCAGCCGCTGGAGTACGGATGCCGGTGCCGTAAGCGCCAGCACCGCGACTCCGAGGTGACAAAGCCCTCATTGCTGCGCGAGATACCTGAGCCACCAGAGCGGCCGTGGTATGGCAAGCCGTGGAGTGAGGGCAAGGTGTGGAACGTGCCGCAGCACCCGTACCACGAGGCGACCAAGACCTCTGGAGCAATGGAGGGGTTGGCCCGCATGATTGTCGGATGGAAGGAGACCGACCCGCTGTATTCTATTGCCCACTCAGGCCACCAGGGTGGAGAGGTGCGCGTGAGCGCCTATCACAGACCTGATGACATCATGGAGAACCTGCCTGTGGCTATTGTGGTGGCGCGCAACACCGGTGCCAAGATTGACCTGCCCGAACATGCGGACATGGCGCATTACGGCAATCCGGACTATCAGGACCGTGTCAGCAAAGAGTATGGCGACCTGAAGACGCCAAAGGGCCAGGTATCAAGCATCACAAACGAAATCAAGGGGGCGACACGGAAAGACTCCAGGTCGATGAGAAACCCATCGTGGCTCATTATCAACGTGTCCGGTATTGACTGGAGACCACATGAGCTGGCAAGGAGGCTAAAGGGGTCTCTCACAGGCAAGGTCAACAGGTCGATACTCTACGTTTATGTGACTCACGGTGATGCCGCTATCAAGTTCACCAGAGAAGACCTTGTGGACTTCGAGTCGACCCTGAACAAACTGAAAAAAATGAGGGGCAATGCCTGACGACATCACCCCCTTGGGTGGTGTGGGCTACATGGCCCTCACCTGAGCCACAAAGATAAATGAAAAACCCATTCACCGAGAAGCATGCCAGACTGGTCCGCGTCATGACGCAGGTCATACCGCACGCCATTGCGCGCATGGGGGTGAACCATTTCCGCGACTCGTTCAGCAAGGGGCGGTTCAATGACCCGGGCTCGCCCAAATGGGCCGAGGTGGAGCGGAGAAAGCCTGACAGCCCGTGGTATGGCTTCAAAGCGGGCGCCAAGGCACGGAAGCCCGGAGTGAAGGCGCGCAGGTTCAAAGATGAGACCAGGCGCAAAAATGCCAAGGGCAACTTCAGCAAGGCCCGCACAACCAACGCTATCATGCAGGTGACCGGCCAGCTGCGCGACAGCGTCCATGCCAGCCACATCAGCCCCACGCGGGTCACCTTCAGCAGCAGCCTACCCTATGCGGCACTGCTCAACTACGGTGGTCAGGTGAGCGTGTTCGGCAAGGCCAGGCGCAAGATGCCCAAGCGCCAGTTCCTTGGCCCGAGCCGCAGGCTCATGGCCGAGGTGAAAAAGATGATCAACCATGAAGTACTCAAAGCGCTGAAAGCATGAAAGCAGCACGCACCGCCCTGCGCACCCTGTTGCGAACCGCCATACCTGATCTAGGCCACATGGACCGGTTCAACAATCAGTACAGCGACACCTACCTGCGCGAGGAGGACGCTATTGACTATGACCGTGGCGCCATATTCATTGAGGTGCAGACTCCCACGTGGGAGACCCTTGGCGATGGCCGCACACAAGAGGGTGATAGCACAGTGCGCATCCATGTGTGCCGCACCTTTCTGGGCGACACGCACGATGATGCCGAGGAGCTGGCACACCACAGCCGCCCCGACCTGGTGGAGCTGGTGCACCGTGCTCTTCAGGGCCGCAGCCTCACCGATGGGCAGGGCCGCACCATTGCCACCGCACTGATGCGCACCGGCAGCGATGAGGACAACGAGCACGGAGGCCTCGAGGTGGACGTGCTGAGCTACTCCACGCGCTTCACCGACTACCTGCCGTCCGACCACGATGCCCTGAGCCTGACCACCACCGAGGCCGAACTGGAGGTGACCAACGCCCAGACCTTGAACGAAGATTAAATCCTTTTCAAATGGCCATTGAAACACTATACAAGGGCGAGAGCCGCACCCGCACCATACGCCTGAAGGACAGCGAGGGCACCGCCATACCGCACGGCAACATCAACGATGTGCGCGTGCTGCTGTTTGTCAACACCACTGTGGTGGCCCGCTACGCCAAGGTGCTGCCCGAGGATGACGGGCAGGGCTACATCGAACTCACCGAAGAGGATGATGATGGCGAGTACAGTCTCAGCTTTGATGGCGACACCACCGCAGAGTGGCCCAAGGGCACGCTGCACATGGAGGTGTACATATCGCTGGAGAGCGATACCATCGACACCGGCCTGCGCAGGATAGCCCGGCAGGAGCTCTACAACATCCGCGAGAGCATGATCATAGCCGATGCACCAACCGAAGAAGCCTGATGCCCGAGACCATTGACATAGTAGCGGCCGCAGAGCCGGTGATAGAGGTAGTTGCCGAACATGCCGTGATAGGGGCCAATGCCACGGTGCAAAGCTCAAACCCGCGCCTCACCGGAGTGGATGCGCTATACTCTGAGGAGGTGGCACCCGGTGAGATTCATACGCTACCTAAGGCCAAGGTGATACTGCGCGATGGTAGCGAGGTGGAACGGGAGTACCGCCCTGGTACCACATCGGCCATCCATACGGAGGCGGCCAATGCGCACGTGCGAGTCATGAACTCAGACGAGAGCTATGATGAGGACGTGAATCCGGATGATGGTGACCACCAGGTGCCCGATGTGCGGCTGATAATAACAGACAGCATTGGCACAGAGCTGGCCACGGCCTACGTGCCGAGCGCCACCACCGACCGGGCCGAGGCCCTGCCCGATGTGACCCACACCGACAGCGATGGCAGTCCCGCCATCAGGCGCATGGGCCAGAGCATGACCTGCACACCCGCCCAGCCTGTCACCACGCGCTCAGCCGCAAGCACTCCGCTCTACACGCAGAGCACGGCCGCAGGCGGCACGCTCACCCTGCCGCAGGTGCGCATATTGGACCGCTTCGGCAACACATCCGACCGCGAGTATAGGCCTGCCGCCACCAGCAACGTATGGGCCGAGAGCGACATTGCCACCTACGACCGCATTGCCAATACCAGCCTGATAAGCGCCTTCGGTTGCCGCGCCCTTGTCAGCGGGTATGCTGGCAACGTGCTACGCTTCCGCAAGAGCACGGGCGGAACAGAGTACGATGTGGCGCAGGATGCCCTTGGATATCCTGACACGGCCACGGCCCTGACCAACGTGGGCACTGATGCCGCCTTTGTAGTTAAGCTCTACGACCAGAGCGGCAATAGCCGCGATGCCTACTGGACATCCAGCACCGCACCACAGCCGCGCCTCACCCTACCCCTCGGCACCTCGCGCAGGTGTGTGGAGGCCGCATTCATAACCAACCAGTACCTGCAATGCGACTCACCGGTAACGGCCGGGCAGACCAACACCATCTACGTGGCGCTCACACCCATTGAGATGGCCGGTGCCATAGTGCTGTGCGGTGGCACGGGCTCAACCTTCAAGTGGTGGATCAATACCGATGCCAGCAACCGCCTCTACCTGTACGATGGAGCCACCCAGAACCCGGTCACGCCCAACTACAGCATATCGCACCGTGGCCCTATGCTACTGGCCGTGCAGTTCAAGACCAACAGCCTACGGGTGTATGTGAACGGGGCGCTCGCCTTCAGCCACAACACGTGGAGCGTGCTGGCCAGCTCGATGTTCCAGATATGCCGCAGGGTTGATGGAGGCGGCAGCATCGGGCAGATCAACCTGAGGGGCATGGCCCATATCGCTGCCGACTACGACAGCTCGGTCAATTCCAAACTGATGTCAATGTTGCTATAGCATGATCAAGATACACATTTTTAACAACCTCACGGTGGCCAATGGTGCCGCTGCCTACGTTAACGAGGCCGAGGGCTATCCGCGCGAAGGCTGCGAGACGCTTGCCCACTGCTGCGTGCAGGAGACTGATGGCATCATCTACATCCAGGCCGATCAGGTTACAGAGCTGCACCTGGGCCCGGCCACGGAGTATGATTTCAGCTGACGGGCGCTGCTAAATTGCAGCCCCATCCGGCTTGTCTGTGGCAAAAGCCTTCAGTATGCGGCCCACATGCGCCTCTCCGATGTAGAACTCTGCGCTCAGGGTCTCCAGGATGGCCGCGTGGCTGTACAGCGACCGGCCCTTGGGCGTGCGTTTGGCGTCCATCTCCTTGTATCGCTTCAGCAGCGCCTCATCGCGCAGGCGGGTGTAGGTGTGTTTCTTCGCCATCTCAATGCCTTTGCAAAGTTCTTTTTATCATCACGTCCATCTGTGTCACCAGGTCGCGCACCTGGTCGTTGGTGCAGCGGCCGGGCAGCACGTGAGCGCTGCCATATTGCAGGGCCCACCTGTTGAGCCTGGGCGCATCCACCTTGGTGCCGCCATTGCCATCGGGCACCACCCAGCCCAGCTCGCGGGCCTGTGCGTAGAGCCTGCGTATCATGCGCTGGCGGGCCTCCTCGGTGCGGTCCTGCGGCTGTCCTTTACGCGGTGCCTCGGGCATACCAGCGCTGAGCGCCTGTACCAGGTCGGCCAGCTCTTCAGGGGTGAGGTCTCGGGCGCTCTCGCTGCGGCCCAGTGTGGCCTCGCGAATCATATCGCGCTTCTCGTCCATCAGGCCGCGCTTGGCCAGCAGGGCATGGAGGCTGCGGATGGTGGGTGCGTATGGCATCAGCAGTAGGTCTGGTGTATCTGGGCAACGACCGGGCGCATGGCCATCAGGACCACCTGATCCTCGGTGCCTTTTATGACCATGAGCAGGGCCACCTCGAGGGCAGCGGCCTCGCGGGCCGACAGCTTCAGGTTGTAGCTGTTGCGCGGCTCGCACAGCTTCTTAGCCATCTTAATGCTCAGGTCGGTGGCCGATAGGCCGATGAGCCGGTCCAAGCCAGCTGAGGCGGTGGCACAGCCCTCGCTGACGCCTGCACATACGGCTTGCAGCTGCTGTAGCCTGAACCGGTCGCACTTGATGGTGATGGATGTGGGTTTGCTCATTTTCAATTAAGAATTAGGAATGGGCCTTGGCAACAGTGGCTTGGCGCAATGCTCGTTCCTCGCACTGGCGCTAAGCCCTTTGTTATGGGCAATTGCTACCTGACGTGCTAAAAATAGACTTCATTCCCATTAACACTTTGGTTTCGCCCTTATATCCTTTTTCAAAATGGAAGTTGCCAACCGAAAACCCAAAAGGGAAATCTATCAATTGTCCGCTTCCGTAAATGATTATGCTTTTTATCCCTCCGTATTTGTTAATCATTTCCATAATTATTTGCCTTTGAAATATCTTGTTAGTAGGCACCAAGTAGCTTACATTGTCGGCAATCTCAAAGCCTTTTTTTAAGAAGTCCTCAAATATGCTGTATGGTGGGTTTCCAATTACCCAATCTACTTTGCCCTCGTATAAAAAAAAGTCTTTGCCATCTCGTATTTCACAATAGTCTTTATCTTCAGGCAAATAATTATAAAAAGCTCCATCGCCTTTGCACGGGTCTAAGCATTTCCCTTTTGGGTTTAGCCAACGCACAATGTGTTCACTAACATAAGTCGGTGTATAAACTATATCCGCTTCTAAAACGGGCTTCTCCCAAAGTGATGTTTGTATTTCCATTTTTACTTTCTAGTTATTAAACCGCAACTGCCCATAACACGGGTTTTGCGTCATTTTTTGCCTTTAACATTGGTGCTAACTTTGAACATTCGAGTAGGCAAAAAACGAACGCAAAGCCCGAAAACGTTGCCCATCACCACACCCACTCGTATATGCCTTTAGCAATGAATGATGCGATGATGACCACAGCACCCACGGCCAGGTGCTCGATGATGCGCTGCTCGCGGGTGGGTCTCTGTTTTCTCATCCTTTCATTTTGTATTCGTCCTCCCAGGATCTGTTCCGGAGGTAGGTGTCGGGGTCTTTTTTTGCAATACCTTTCCAGGATAGCCACTTGTCGTACTTCGGTATGGCGGCAATGGCGGCAATGCGGTCGGCATCGCTCAGGCGCGCCCAGAGCTTCTCGGCCCTTAACTTGTTCCGCTTCTCCTGGTATGCCTGCCAGAAATCATCAAAGGTGAATGTGAGCGGTGCCTCGGTGACGGTGAGTCCGGGCACGGCCTTCAGGTCGTTCATGTGCCCATCTTCAGCACGCATACTTATCCGGCTCGTAACGTACAGCCACTGCGCATCGGTGAACGTGCCACGCAGCTCCATGAATATGAGCAGCCCATCGGCATTGTACCGCAGCTCCAGCTCGTTGCCGGTGGTGGATGTGCAGAGGTAGCGGGTCATCGGTTAAACTATTAAGGTTGGACAGGTCCTGTGTTATTACGCACTGGCTCACAGCATCTGTACCTTTTTTTGCTCCGATGGGTAGGTGGCAGAATGCAATATGAGTTTTTTTCAAAACCAGTTAAACAACCATAATGCATGGCATGCCAATTTGATAAATCGAAGAGCTGCTTGGTATAGTCACGCTTGGGCCGAGACGGAAACAACGCGCGGAGTGATTCAATTATGCCGTGGGTCATGGTGTGGGTCATTGCTTCGCGTTACCAATTGATAGTTTCCACTTGCGACACTTGTGGTCTGCACAGAATCTGGCATGTGCTTTCCACATATCGGTGCCGCTGTCGAACTGGCCTTCATGCCACACGTTTTGCGGCTCTCCGTGCTTGGTGTATTTTATTCTCACTGTTGCCATGTGCTTATTTCCATTTGCCGTTTCTGTAATGGAAGTCTGAGCCCGCGTTGTGTGAGAACATCCGGAACACTCGGAACTCGGAGACCTTGGTCACGGTGACATAGTATGTCTGGAACAGGTCGCTCGTCACCTCAAAGACCATGGTGGGCAGCGGGCCATCTTTGCGCATGATGCCGCAGTATCTGTAGGGCTCATCCCACAGACCCGATACATCATACTTCCTCTCGGGTGTGAGCTCCTCCTGGCACATGGTGATGGCCACCTTGTCAATGTGCTCAGACTCCTCGGTGCGTTGCATCACCAGGCCCTCACCATTGCCGCGACTGAATAGTACCTCATCCATCACACCAGCTTTTCGTACTCCAACATCTTAACATACTGGTCCACCTCGGCCTCGGCATTCTTGCTGGTCTTGAGGAACTCCTTTCTGGTGTCATCGCCCACGGTGCGTGGCAGTGAGAAGTATGCCACTTGTGCGTTTCGCATTTTGCGCACGCGCTCGGCAAGGCCCTTGAGGCGGGTGTGGAGGTGTTCTGCTTCCATCACTCTCCTCTGGTATATGCGCAGTCCACGCAGTACTGATATCCGGGCACAGCGGCACGGTCGCATTTGATGCACGCGCCATCTCCGAAGGCCGCAAGACCGATGGGCTCCATGTACTCCGGCCCTACCGGGTGCGTAGGGTAGGTGGTGTTGAGGCGCTCCAGCTCCTCGGGCGTGCGGCCGAACATGACTGCACCGCTCCTTACGCGCTTGGCTATGGCCTGCGCCACCATGCTAGGCCGCATGTAGGTGAGCATGATGGTGACATCGGTGGTGAGCTGGCCCTGCTCGGTCTCGCTCAGGGTGCCGAGCCGTGGCAGCACATCATCGTGGCCGTGCTCGGTGAGTATCTGGGTGATGGATAGTCTCATGCTGGCAACTTGTGGATGAGGTCGGTCAGTTTGGCGCGGGTGGTGGCCCAGAGGGTATCAGGCTGAGGCTTGCCGCTCAATACCTTGAGCAGCTCCACGCACTGCGAGATGGCCTCAAGGCGTTGGGCATTGTTCAGTTCTTCCATGGCTCAGTGATTGGTCGATGATGATGCAGGCATTCTCTTCAGCTCCTCTGGCTTGGCGTACTCGGCCTGATTCTCGCCCAGCTGCCGCTGCACCTCCAGCTCACTCAGGAATGATGCCTTGCCACCGAGGTCCTTCAGTGCGTTGTACTCCAACTTTGCCACCTCCACCAGCACACCGCCCACCTGAGCGGCCGCGCCAGCGGTCTTCACGTCCATGTCGCCATCTTTCAGGCGTTCGAGCACCTCAAACATGTGGTCTCTGAGGTCACTTAGCTTGTTCCTTGCCATTTTGCTTTTTGTTGATGATTGTGATCTGTCGCTTAACTGTGCCGACCGCATGGATCAGCCCTTTGATATCCTCCGGTAGGTTGTGAATGCTCACCCGGTCAAAGGCTTCGGCCCTTGTGATGCACTCAAGGTTGCTGATGTCATTGTTCAGGCTGTCGCCATCCTTATGCCATATCACCATGCCCTTGGCCGGTCTGCCATTGTGCCTCTCCCACACAAGTGTGTGCTCATGCACCCAAACCTTGACGGCCACGCGGACGAACCGATAAGCACGTCCGTTCTTGTCTTTCCGGATGCGCGTGGCACCATCTCCCTCTTTGGCGGTGTTCAATGGGAGAGCTCCCTTCTTAAACCACGTGTGCTTCACCTTCTCGCGCGTGGCATCACTCATGCGCATCCCCTTGGTGGTAGGTACACCTTTCTGTATTCGGGTGGATATTGAGCGGGGGTCGCTCGATACCTGCTTGCCGCACCTTGCCCATGTCTCAGCCAGATAAACCGGGTCTTTCCTTAGACCAAGCACATCGGCCCGCCCGAGCACACTGGGCACCGTTCGCTGAAGCACACCGGCCAGCTCTCGCGCGCTCATGACCGGATAGTGGTCCCGCATCAGCGAATCCTCTGAAACAGTCCAGGGCCTGCGGGTCATGGGTCAGATGCTTGAGAACTGGAGATTGACATTCAGCCACTTGTTGGAGTCGCTGTTGAGCTTATAGCCACGGGCGTAGGTGGCGCTGTCGTAGGCGTAGAAGGCCTGACGCAGGTCGGCCAGTGCCGAGCTGAAGCGCTCATCCTCCACATCGGCCTCGTGTTTGCTCAGCTTGGCCACCAGGCGCTCATCATAATCGCCTGCGGCATTGGTGGCCAGCAGTGTGTTGATGATGCCGTACATGGCCTTGTTGCGGTTGGCGAACTTCTCCTCCAGCACCTGCTTGATGGTGGCAATGGCCACCTCGGCCTGCTCGCCCAGGCGCATCTTCTCGCAGCGCGCCACCTCCAGCTTCAGTGTGCCGTCCTCGGTCACTATCTGAAAACTCTTAAGCTCCTTGGGCTCGGCACCGCGCAGGTCATACATGCGGTCGTGCAGCTCGTTGGCCTTGGTCACGGTCCTGCGCTTCAGTGCTGCGAGCTTATCGCTCAGCTCCTCCATCTCCTTGAGGGTGGAGGATATGAACCGGTCGCGGTCTCTGATGTACTCGCGCTCGGCCTGTTCGCGCTCGGCCTTCTCAGCCTTCTCGCGCTCGGCCAGCTTAGCCTTAAGGGCCTTCAGCTCAGGCCCGCTCAGCGTGGCTATGTCAATGGTGGGTGTGGTCGTTTCTGACATGGTATTGATTGGTTAATGGTGATCAGTGGTCAAATGGCATCTCAGGGGCATTGATGAGAAAGCGGATGCACATGGCCCCTGTCTGGATAGCCTCCTTGTGCATGTCGTAGTAACGGCCCTCCTCGTAGTGGAATTGCAGGGCCGCACGCATCAGCTCTCCGCTCTCCTCGGTCACGATGGCCGCTGCGTGCACCTTGTCCTTGGGCCAATTTGGGTGCTTCTCGGTAGCCTTCTCAAGCTCCATCAGCATGGCGGCTACATAGCGCTGCACCTCTATATCCTGTCGGCTCAGCAATTCTTGGCAATTTTCCTTGGTCAGTTTCATGGTATCGGGTTGGTTTGGTTTTTTGATTAGTGTTGTGTCTCGTGTCGTTGTAGTTCGTTTTTTAGGTTGGAGTGATAAGCCAGCAGGGCTTTCATCTCCTTACTCTTCCAGGCTGTGCCCTCACCACGCTTGGCGGGTATGCCGCTCACCCGCACCAGCTCCACCTCCACTTCATAGATGCGCTGGACCAGTAGCCGGTAGCTGGTTACGAGCATGGGGGTAGCTTATGCGTTGAACGCATCTACATATTCCTGCATCCCCGTAGCCCCGTGAATGGGCATGCCAAGGGCCTTGGCTGTGCTGTATTCAAACCTCGCCCCGTTGCTTCTCAGCCATCCGCGCAGCATATAAATGTGCCCGCACTCGGTCAGTGCCCGCAGGTCCTCGCGCATGAACTCAGCCCACTCCTTGGGGTGGTCGTGCGGCAGCTTGGTGGGGTTGACCGGCTCAAGGCCCAGCGCACGCACCTCGGCCTCGGCATCCTCAAAGGCCTTCATGTACTGCTCTCTCGGCAGGCCGGTGATTGGCCCGGCTATGTAGCATTTCTTGTTCATGTCTGGTTGGTCTGGTGTTATGAATCGGAGGGGGGTGCTCATCTCCTGTATGGGTTGGTGTCTGGCTGGCCAATGGATACCTCGCTCATGTACTTCTTAGCGTGGTTCCACTCGGTATTGAGCTGCTGTAGCCTTATCTTGAGTGTGCGATACTCCTGGAGGAGCACCTGCATGTCATCGTGGTCGAGGTCGGTGCCGTTCAGAGCCGCAGCTATCTCAGCCATGCGCACTCGGGCCTTGTTCTTGCGCTCGGTATGCTGCCTGCGCTCGCGTCTCTGTTCCTGGTTCATGGCTCTACGTGTTGTGCGGTGGCCTCTGCGGTGCGCACCGGTGTGGTGCGGTAGAACACGCGCGGCAGCTGGTGCGGTGGTGCGGTGAGGTGGTAGTTGAGGTAGGCGGGCACATTGCGCATGTGGTCGCGGCTCAGCCACAGCGCATCGCGCATATCCCATTGGCAGAACCACCAGTGGCTGAACATGCGGCTGCGGGCCAGGGCGGCACGGCCGCGCGCTGTCCAGCCCTGCTGCTGGGCCAGGTAGTCGGTCAGGCTGTCAATGATGAGGTTGTGCCACTCGTCCTCCGATATCCGGAGGGCTTTAAGGATGTGCTCGCGGTTTTTCATTTTGCTCGGTTCTATCAGTAGGCCTACACGGCTTGGTATTTCTCTGCTCCTTCGGCCCAGATGGTTATCGGTGTGCCCTCGCCTGTGCGGTAGCGGCTGATGCAGTAGGCGCGGTAGCCTTCCACACGAATCTTCACCATGGCATCATAGCGCATGCGGGTGGCGGTGCGCCCGGCAGGTGCCTTGCCCTCGGCATGGCTTATCAGGATGAACAGCGTCTCGGGGAAGTCCTCCAGCAGCTTCTGGTAGCCGGTGTAACTGAGGCCGCTGTACTGCACGCTGTCCACCACCACAACCCTTGGCGCGTTTCGCCTGCTCAGGCGCTCGCGCAGCTCAACTATGGACTCGCGGTCAAGGAACAGCACACGGCTGCCCACCTCGCGCATATCGGTGCGCAGCAGCGCCATCCGGATGCTCTCGCTGTCGCCCTCCTCGAGGCTGTCATACACCACCCGACCGAACCGGCTCAGGTATTTGCAGAGCAGCATCACGAAGGTGGTCTTGCCACTGCCGCTGCCGCCCCATACCAGCCATGAGCCGCGCAGCTCGGGGCACCCTATGGCCTCGAGCCATTCGCCATCGAACGGCAACAGGTCGCGTTTCTTATTGAGGATGTTGCTCACGGTCAGGGCACGTTTGAGGGCCATTTATTCAGGCTTCCACTTCGGTTTCAACAGTGTTTGAATGGAGGATAAGGAGGCTCTCGGCCCTGCGCAGCCCGCCCAGGCGACCCATACTGTCATCCACCAGGCAGCGCTTTACTATTCCCTCCAGCTCAGCCTCCTGACCCTCGGTCATGTTGGCGCTTATCACCTGTGTTATCAGGGTGCGGTAGAAGTCCTTTCGGGCCTCGCGTCCGCTGGGCACCACGCTGCTGTAGCTCTCGCTGAATCGACTGAACAGCTCGGCATAACCGAGGCGCTTGTTGTTATAGCCGCGGTCAATCTTGGCCCGTAGCCCATCAGCTCCCATCATGTACCATCCGCAGACCCCTTCCGTGGCGTTCCACAGGCTCTTGAGGTCAAGGAATGCGGCCGCGTTCAGGTCACCGGCCTCATCCAGTATCACAATGGGCTGCTCAAGGCTGCGCAGGCAGAAGCGTATGCCATCGGCCACGTCCTGGAGCACGCCCTTGTGGTCTACCCCTATGGCAAGGGCAAGGGCGCGGAGGAACTGCGGGTGGGTCTTGCACTGGCTGCAATCAACGTAGAAGGCATTGGGCAGGGTAGCGGCCAGGTACTTGGCCGTGTAGGTCTTGCCTATCGCACAGTCATCAACAAATATCCGGCTCTTACTGTGGGCCTTGCAGAACAGCACCTCCTCCTCAATGGTCTGGAATACCTCGGTCTTTACCGTGTTCCACTTGCGGGCCGAGCCTACCACACCGAGGGCGCGGGCCAGCTGCATCCACTTGGTATCTTTTAGCTTGCCGTTCAGTCCATCGGCCGAGTTGTAGGCTGTCTTAAGGGTGCTCCACAGGCTACCCGGCAGGCCCCAGGTCTTGGCAAAGCGGCTGTCGGTACCATCGAATATCTTCCGCCTGCCCAGCAGGGTCTTCACCACCTGCACCTTGGTCTCGTAATTCACTTTCATCGCTCGCTCGGTTTTTTTGGTCTTAGAATCGGTCTTTAAGGCTCTTGCGTCCGGTGTTGGTCGGCACCGGTATGGTCTCGGGTTCTGGCATCACTTGGGCCGGGGCCACATTGGCCACCGTGCGCACGCTCTCGCGCTTCAGTATGGCCACCTTGGGCACTGCGGCCTTCATCTCCTTCACCTCGGTCTCAAAGCGATTCACGTAGCCCGCCTGTGCGTAGAAGCTGCTCTGGTCCGCTCCGGTCCACTCCACGGTGGCGCGGCTGTAGGTGGCTATGCTCACCGCTGTGAACAGGTACCGTCCGTGCTGATAGATGTGCACTTCGTTCACTTCTCCGTTGGCATCGGGTAGCCAATAGGCCACCACGCGCTTGTCACCGGGCCGCAGCATGGCCTCGTCCTCCAGCCCGCGCGGGAGCCGGTAGGTGGCATTGTTGCACTTCAGCTCCAGCCGGTTGATGCTCGTCTCGGTCCTGTTGCCTATCATGTGCAGCATGGCCGGGCGGCTCAGCGGCAACAGGTAAGGGTTCATGTGCGCATTCAGCACATCCATCCGGCTCATGCCCGGGTACTTCTTTTGGTTCGGATGGAGTTGGGCGTTGTACTGCGCTATGTCCTCCTTGTCATCGGCCACCAGTCGGTCATACAGGTAGCGCTTGCCCACATACTGGTCGCCCACTTTATCCTCATCCACCTGGTAGCGGCTGTACTGTGCCCACCAGCGGCCTATGCCCGCGTGGTTCCTCTTCTCCACCGTCATCTTCTTGCTCCGGTTGAAGTGCTCGGCACTCTTCTCCTGGCTGTTGCCGGGGCGGCACCACCGCACCCGTGGGAACACGCTCTCCAGCTGGTCCTTGAATGAGCTGACGAGGTGGTGCTCCACCTCCACCTCGTGCGGTATGCCGCCATACTGCCCGGCATCAATGAACCGGAGCATGTCGCGCAGGCAGTCAATGAACAAGGACTCGTCCTTGCTGCGGCTGTAGCTGGCACCTATCACCGCACCGCTGGCCACATCGTAGCAGTAGTAGGCCTTCACGCGGTTGCCATCAGCCATCAGGCGCGGCAGGTCGCGGTCGTCCATGGTCACCTTGCTAAAGGCGTACACCGGTGCGTGGCGGTGGTGGTATGGCTTGTTGGTGTCGTTGAAGCGCTTTGTGCCCATGGTCAGGCTGTCAATCACCGTGGCGTTCTTCTGCACGTAGTTCCACACGGTGGCCTCGCTTATCTCCAGTGCACGACCCTTGGCGTCAGTGAACTCGGCCGGCTCGTACTGCTCACCTGTGCGAGAGTCAAATACCTCTATGTTGCCCGCCATGAATGCCATCAGATATTCATGCACCGTGGTGGTGAATGGGCGTGTGGGCATGGTAGCGATGCTCACAATCAACCTCTCTATGCGGTCGGTCACCTTCAGTGCGTTCTGCTTACCCACGCCCCCGTGTACCAGGCTGGCATAGCCATGCTCAGCTCCTACCTTGCGGGCCTCGCGGTAGTCATCCACCTTGCGCTTCAGGGCCCTTGGGTTGGCCGGTAGGTTGTGGCCCACATCCTTAGGCAGACGGTTCACGGCTGCGCTTGCCCGGCCCCAGAAGTCACCGGTGCCCTTGCCGTGGGCCTGCCGCGCCTTGCGCTCGGTGTCCTGCGCGTCTATCAGCGCATTCATCACCATGGCGTTGGCGGTGTATTGCAGTTGGCGGGCCGGGCTCAGGGCTCCGCGCTCGGTCATTATCGTACTGTAGTAGGTGGCTGCCTCGGTGTCTGGCTTCAGCCGTCCTTCCAGTCCGCTGGGCGGGTGGCCCACCTGCGGCTCACCGAAGGCCTCCACTATCCGCGCACGGTGCTTGGCCGGCACACGCTCCCATGCTATCAGGCTCGGGCGCCCGTTGCCCCCGCGCTGCACCAGCCCGAGGGTGCGGCTCCACTTATCCCAAAGGGGCTTTGACACCACCTCTCCTATCACGGTGCTGCCCACTATGCAGAGGGTGCCGTTGTGGTGGGTGTATGCTGGGGTGGGAGTCATATCGCTACTACTTTCGTGGCCGTTCCCATGTGCCCAGCCATGAGGACATCCAGTAAACCGCAAAGACATTAGACTGAAAATTTATCTTGAACGGTCACGTGAACCCGGTGGAGAGATACAGAGACTCTTCCGTCCCGAAGAGGTAGAACCACTCTATTGTCGGCTAAAAGAGCTAGGATATGAGCGGTATCTGGACTTTGTCCATGCTCACCTGCCAGACATCCTGCGATACATTGGGCTATCCGATTCTCAACGGCAGAAATCGAAATGGTCGGCTCATGCTGATGGCCCCCTTCTTCGGCTTGCAGCACTTCAAATAAGCCTCTCAACTGAGAGATTCCTGATTGAAGCGGAGCCCATTGCAGATATTGTCGATCGGGGCTCTTACCGATCTTTTCACCAAGCTGTCGCAGCTGCTCTCGCACCTCGTCTGCTGAAAGAGCCGTTCCGGGTGTTCCCGTGGGATGACCAGACTGGAGATCCATTTCAGCCTCCGCAATAGCCCTGGTCAGACATTGACGCACGGTTGATTCAATCTCTTCTCTGGTTTTTTGGCATGGGCCATCTATCGCAGCAGCTATGAGCCTATCAATGTCAATGGTCACTGTCATGGTCTCTTTTTTAATAGTTTGATGATGTACACCACCAGCGTGGTGGAGAGTAGTATCAGTGCGGTTATCACAGTGTGCGGGCAAAGGGGTCTTTCTTGGCTTCGGCCTGAACAGTGGCACACAGGCCCTGCATGTCATTCAGCACCTCGGTCCTCTTCTTCACAATGAGGCTCATTGCCTCGGGGTTGCGCCTCATGCCGCACGCCACCTGCCTCACATAGATGTGGCTCAGCCCCATTTCGTCTGCCACCTCCTTTAGTACTGCTCGCTTCGCCATTGTCTTTTGCTACATTTGTATGCAGCGGCAAACATAAGCGAGTTATTTCGTCCATGCAACAGCAAGAGCAAAAAATATCGTTGTTAAAGCGAAATATATTGCACTACCTTGAAAATCAAGGCGTATCTAAATACGCATTTTATCAGGCCACCGGGATTTCAAGGGGCACTCTGGATAATGACAGTGGACTGACGGAGGACGGTCTTCGAAGGTTTCTTGAGTTTGCCCCGAATGTTCGTTTGGAGTGGCTTCTCTATGGCTCTGGGCCAATGACTCAGCGAGATTTATCGCCCAAGCAGACGCTCAATGAGCCGATGGAGGACTACGGTGTCGATGGTCGAGGTAACAATGTCGTCCATCGAGAAAAGGGCTTTGTCCACATGACTGGTCCTGGGACTGCCGGGGTGCCGTTGCTACCGGCCGAGGCATTCGGTGGCTATGGTGGTGAGGCGGTATCAATAAAGGATGGCGATATCAAGGACCGGTACGTCATACCGGATTTCGTGGATGTCGATTTCATGATCCGGGTCAAGGGCAACTCCATGTACCCCAAGTACAACTCAGGAGATGTGGTCGCCTGCCGCATGATCAAGGGTCGCTTTTATCAATGGAATAAGGTGCACGTCCTCGCCACGCGCGAGCAGGGTGTACTCATCAAGCGCCTCAAGAAGGGGCCAAGTGCCGATGTGCTTGTGGCCGTGTCTGATAACAAGGATTATGACCCTTTCGAGATACCGGTGGACGGGGTCATCCGGTTGGAGTGAGTGTTTATTACCTGGAGTACAGTTTCGACTCCCACTGCACAGTCAGTCCCTTGTATCGCGCACACACAGGTTTCCCTGTCCAAACAGGTCGGGCCACAGATTGACCTACAGCAAATTTCCTGAGCCTGTCCAGTATCATTATCTGAGTCTTTGTGAGGTTACTCGCGTCCATGAAATATGAGGCATGGCTTCTCGGGTCGTATGCCTGGACGTTGGCTATGGTGCCACAGCTATCTACGTCCATCACCTATCCGATGCCGTCTCCATCCTGAAGTCCGGACGCATCAAAACCCTCGATGACGTTTTGGTGCCATGTTTTGTCCATGTTCCACTTCGATAACTCAATAAACTCATCGCATCGGCACGTCTGAGCAAGCGCACTCGCGCTGACCAACAAGGTAATTGCGGCTGTGAACATCCATTTCATTCATCAAAACTACTGATTTGTGCACGCACACACACGGGCATATCGATGAACGGCATGCTCACCTCGCTCACAATCAGCAACATGTGGCACATTGCCCCGTGTTTTTGGCTGCATTATGGGGGGTGTTCACTGTCTTTTTGGCATGTTATCGGGGCTGTTTCAGCTCTTATAGGGGTGTTTTCGCGGCCATTTTATACGCCCAACCGTATGCCCAACCGTATGCCCAACCGCTTTTTTGGGGTTTTTATGGCGCGGCTGGCAGGGCCGCACACGGGTGTTGGTACGGGCAGTCTGCCGTGGCTGCATGGCCCGTTGCAGCGGGTTTTTAAGGGTGTTTAAGGGGTGTTTATATGTTCCGCCCCGTTTGGCTCCTTACAGGGCCTCTAATTGGCTTCTCATTGCGGCCTATGCACAATTCATTTTGTATCCGCTCTCTCACTTATATCCGCACGCATCCCGCGCCATTGCTCAAAAATTGCGCTTTTTTCTCTCTTCTCTCTATGTACAATTCATTCTGTGCCCCTTACATTCCGCTCACCA